TCCACCATGATAGTATTCTTTCCTCCAAATGATGCCATTTGATACAAAGGCATTTCTACCTTTTGGGTCATTGCCCAAAGATCAACTGGTCCCATATCCATAGGCTCAGCGTTACCGAGCATCTGTGTTAGGTGGTAAGAATCAACATGAGAACTAGCCTTGTAGCTTGTATCTCTTAGGAAAATCCCATTATTTAATACTGGAGTTGCCATAATTTTTACTTGTTTTTGTTGTTAATAATTATTGTTTATATTTAATTGTTTAATTAAATTCGTTTAAAAATGTTGTTGGTTCTTGGTAATTTCTTACCTACTGGTTTTCTTTTAGCACTATCTTTTTCCTGTATACCTAATGATGCAGAACTATTACTAGCTGCAGCAGTCTTTAGTTTTCTTACAGTTTGCTCAACACTTTTTTGAGCTCCCTTATCCATTATTTTTGCTTTATATCCTTCTGGATCTTGAAGTAACCATAATGCTTCAGAAATTAATGTATAATTTGGTTCAACAAATTGATACTTTTCTAATAAGTGTCCTAGCAAGTTTGTATTCTTTCCACTTACTGAAGGATAACTAGGTTGTACTAAACCATTATATAACATGGCTTGTGTTTTTCTATCTATTTTGATATCTCCTAAAGTACCTTCTTCAAGTGTTTTATATACACTTGACATATATTTTTTAGATGCTTGCTCTTGTTGTTTCCTTTTTAAATCTTGTTCTTCAAGTTTTTTAACAACAATTTTTTCTTGCATCTTATCTAACTTAGGCTTAAACTTAGCAGCTTGCTTTTCAAGTTTACCTAAGTCTTTCCAAATTTCTATCTCTTCAGCTATTTCATCTGAAGTTCCATATCCAGTTGCACCTAAATATTCTTTAATAATTGTTTCTTGATCTGTTTCAGATTTAAGACTTAATTGTTTAGTTTCTTCAACACTACCTAAAGTATTAAATAAACCTTTAATATCTGTTCCTCCATCTGCTACATATCTTGCAGCAATTTGTAATTCTTCTGGTAAACTTGCAAAAAATTGTTTAGGAGTTTCACGTCTTACTTGATTAGCTTTTTCTTCTAAGTTAGCTTCAATTAATTCTTCCCAATCCTTTGCACTGTAATCATCCAATGATTTTTCATCATCAAAAGGTACAATTTTGTCATCTTTAATAAGTTTGCTGAATACATCAGATATACCATTAATTGACTTTCTACCTCTTTTTTCTTTCTTCTCTAAATCTTCCTCAGTCTCATCATCTAATGCATCTAAAATATCATCAGCTGATTCTGCGGCATCTTTTGATGCCTCATTAGATTCTGGTAGTGCATCTTCTAAATTACTTGTTTCTTTAGTTTCTGCTTGTACAGAATCTTTTTTAGTTAAATCATCTACACCGTCTTCATCTACATCAGCAAATGAAAAATCAGCTTTTTTATTTAACCCAGATAAAATATTAGGTTGAGATTTACTTTCTTCAGGTAATGTTACATCACCAGCGCTTGGAGCACCGTTAAAGATCTCATCTAAATTAATATCTAATGTTTCTACATTGCTATTCACAGCGGTTTCTTTTGTATTCATAATATTGTTGGTTTAAATATTTAGTACTTATATATACAATATAATAAAAGTTTAGCTATACTACAATAGATAAACTTTTATTATTTTACATTTATGTAAAGTTTTTTGCAGTATATAGCTAACGTTAATTATTTCTTATCAGATTTTTTAGAATCTTTAACATCGTATTGATTTTTGTTAGTTCTTGCAATTTGTAAATCTTTGTTTGCAACATCTCTTGTTGCTGCAATTTTTTCTCTTTCAACTTGAAGTCTTGCAGATTCCATACTACCTTTCATTGCCATTTCATCACGCTTAAGATTTGTTTGTTCTTGGAACCTTGTAGTTTCTCTAATATCTTTCATTGCATCTTGATAATCAGATACTTGGTTTTGATTTATATCTACTTGTGCTCCAAAACCTGCCGATCTAATTTCAGCAATAGTTATATCATTTTGTCTGTCTTTATCATTCTCTTGCATTTCAACTTGTAGTTTTTGTTGCTCATCTTGAGCTTTAGCTTGAAGTTGTTGTTCTTGGATTTGACGTTGTTGCTGCATATCTTGAGCTCTTTGTTGTTCAACTCTACTTTCAGAATCTCTTAAAATATCAGTTACTTCAGATATTGAATCTGCTTTAACAATATTACCAAGCTCATAAATTGAAGCTCCTGTAGTATTATTAGTTAACGCCATTTGTTTAAGTTGTTCTAAGATTGCTCTGTGATTAGTTTTAGTAGTTGCAAATACGTTAAAATCTCTAAGTAATAGATCAGTACCATTCATAGTAAAATTAACCTTCTGAGCCTCTGTAGATATATAAGATAATCTAACACTTGGATTAGTACTATTATAATACTGAGCTAAGTCAGTTCTCATTTGATGTACTCTAGGCATTAGGTGATCTGAATGCTGTATAAAATATATTTCTGTTTGTGCATATGATTGTTGCATAGCATTTACAACACCCGTTGCGGTTTCTGCAGATACAGCTCCTCCTAATCGTTGTGGATTAATACCAATAGAATCAAAACATTGTTGTTTAAAGTAATTTGCTAATTGTATTCTAGACATTAATCTACTAGTCTGCTCCATGTTTAGAGTCTGATAGTGATTAAAGTTGGTAGCATTCTCAGTATTTGTAATTGATGTATCTAGCGGCAGCATTTGAAAATCTTTCATTGCTACAAATGCTTTTGCATAATTATTTTTACCCCAATCTTCACCCATAGAGTGACGTGGTAAAGCATTTTGATCAAACATAATTACTGTTCCTAATTCATCTATTAGAATGTCAGCAATCTGGTTATTAACCATATTGTAACCAACTTGATAAGCTTTCATTAAATCTACTAAAGATGTTGATCTAGTATTCCTATCAGAAAAAACTCTACCTTCTACAGGTAGTTTACAACCATATAATGAATTTTCACCTTTAAATTGAAAAGGTAATCTTCCTGGCTTTTCCCTATTAATACCTAAGTATATAGGGTTAACATTATCATCCATTGTGGTTCTCCACATAGCAGGTACATTAGGACCTACTTTTACTCCACCCCACGTTTCATTTATCCAAATCCATTCAACATGCTCTCCTTGTAGCAATGTATCTTTAGATTTGTTTTTAAATATTGATGTATCATAAACTGCTTTCTCAGTTATCTTAAATGATTCATCTATAATTTCTTGTGTTACTTCTCCATCAAATTCTATCTTAGTTAAGTGACCTACTTTTCTTTGAGTCTTCCAATAAATTGTAGATACTCTCATTAAGTTACCATCACCCCATTGTTCTAGATCTTCACTTTGAGAAAGTATTTGAGAAAGTATATCTCCACCTGCTGCAGGATCAGCTCCATAATTACTTACATATTGTCTGTATGCTAAACCTGGAGCATTTGTATTCCACTCATGAGATCTTGTAGCATCATAATATGATCCATCATTTTGATAACCATTAACTTGATATTGTGCAGAACGTGCCGGATATATTCTTTGTAAAGATGATAGTTGTCTTTCATCCATTAAATAACCATACTTATCTACTACATCAGATACAGTCATCAAATCAACCTTACCTACATAATTAGAATCAGCTATATATCTTTGATCTGGAGATTTTTGATAAAACGTTAATACAGGATTCCATAACTCTACATCATAGTCATCCTCTAACATGCGGAAATGCCAAAACTCTCTATCTGCAATAAGCATATCACGGAAACCTCTTTCCTCTAGCTCATGCATTTTAAATCTTTCCTCATCCACATTTAATTGGTGAGTTGCCCATTCTTCTATACTACTTCTATAAGACTTACTAAAGTAGTCTTCTATTTCAGGAAGTGTTTTTAAATTTTCAGGTGATAGTTGTTGTTGTGCTTCTTCAGATGCAGGATCCATTCCTGCTTCTATCATTTTTTGAACTAATTGCATTTCTGCATCAGCCAATAAAGTGTTTTCTATTTCTTGTTGTTTTTGTGCTAACATCTCATTATATGATTTGTCATCAACAGCTCTAAATTGTACTTTATTATAACGCTTACTAAACTCACCGCTTAGTACATTGATTACATTAGGAACAATAGGATAAAACTTAAGCTCTAACGCAGAATCATTTTCTTTTGTTAGGACATCCATCATATCTTTATAATCATTGTCTTCTTCAATTATATAGTCAGACTTATCAATAATACCTTTTGCTAACTTATAATTTTTTAAAAGTCTTCTAGCATTTGATCTTAAAAATTCTACACCTTGTAGTTCTAGCCAATCTAAATTCCATGCTGCCCAATCATCAGTTTTTTCTGAAGAAGGTAAAAACTGTACTGGTTGTGTTAAGCTTGAATACGTAGGGCCTCCTTCAGCCTTAGCACCATTCTTTAACTGCATTGCATTTAATACTTTCATTACGTATTTTATTTAGTTGAATCTATTTAATATTTTTAAATCCTGATCTATTAGGTCTGCCAGTTCTAGATGTTGGACTACGCCCAATATTTTTAAACGGACTATACTTTAATTTATACAAATTTTCTGAGTTTACCAAAGATTTACCCTCCGATTCACGTCTTTTAGTATATCCTCTGTTTGACTGTTGTATTTTTACAAATGCTATTAATGCACCAAATGCAACCAATCTATCTACGTTTAAGCCAGGATAATAAGCTAACATTTCCTTTATTAGCATTGGATCTGGTATTCTTTCTACACCAAATGTTTGATCTGTTACTACACCATTTATATCAGTTTCCTCATTTGTAACTTCTCTTAAGAATTCAATAGCATAAGAAATTAAATGACTTTTAAATAATGTACCTGTATTTTTCCATCCATATTCTTGGTATACAGTTTTATTAGAACCTAAATCTTTTAGAAATAGTATTTGTTGTTTAGGTACTAAATAGCGTTGCTTTTTTCTAGCAATCATATGCTGTATAAATAATGATATATTATTTTCAACTAATGTCCACGCATTATACCACTCTATAATTAATTCTAACCTTTCATGTGTTTTATTAATATCATCAAATCTACCACACCAAGCTGCAACAACTTTATCTTTTTCTATAAACTGTTCTACGTCTCCTGATTCATTAGTTCTAATTACTTCCATTGCATTCTTGTATACAAAAATACTACATAAAGAATCTGAAGTAGTTGTTTTTCCTTCTGATACTGGATCAATAGATGCATAGTACGCGCCAAATTCAGGACTTTTTATAGGTCTTTCCCAAACAACAATAGTACCTGTTTTATCTATTTGTTTTTTATCTACTGGAAATTTACTTATTGGGAGTTTATTAGTTCTTTTAGCAACTATACCTTTTTCATCTCTATCTAATTCTATTAACTCATAAGGGTATTCTTTTTCTTCAATTCGTTTTTGCTGTTTACTTAAAATACCTTGAGGAAATATTGATGCTTTTCTATATGCAAAAGCTTCAGCAATATTCATTGGTTTTTGAGAAATTCTTAATTGAAATTGTTCTCCATTTAATTCATTTTTCCATTTAGATCTTTCTTCTATAATTGCTTGTACAGCTTCTTCTACTAATGAATTACCGTAATCATCAATGTAAGGGGGCATAGAGTGCTGTTCAGGTATAAACAACCCTGCCATACCTATAGTGCCATCAGCGTCCATTAGATTGGTTTCTACAGCATATATATCATTTGCTCTAGGATTTAAAATCATTTCTTTTAAAGGGTTGCATTGTTGTAAATCTCCCACAGATCCTGCTGCTATAAACATACCTGTTGTCATCATACCCGAAGACATTGCTGGACGCAAGTACTCATATGTATCTGACATCTTTGGTGCTATCCCGGCTTCTTCATGAAAAAAATATGTACATGGTCCCCCTACTCCAGTTGTTGCATTTTTTTCAAATGAACCACCTTGTATTTTAGATTTTAAACCTCTTGCTGTTTTTCTGTTATTTACTTTGACTTCAATTTGTTGTTGCCACAATAATACCTTCTCTGGATTGCTAGGTCTATACCAAGCTGTATGTTCATTAAGAAATGTTTTGTATTCATCTAAAAACTTCCAAGATCCTTTATCATTAATAAAATCTTTAAGTGAAGCGCCCACTTTACATATAGATCCTTCTTCAAACCAGTATTGATTAATAAGTTTACCCATATGAAAATAAGAAGAAGCTATCTGACGTTTTTTAAGTATAGCTGAATGTTTATTAGTCAACTCGGCTAATAACTCATAAAGAGCCATGTGATATTGAGCATCCCTTACTTTAGCAAATCCATAACGCTTTTCTTCTTTATCAAATATTGGTAAAAAATTTAACCACATGTAGTAATCTCTACTTAAGAAAAAACTCTTTGGTCCATCATTGTATATTACACCAACCCTACATTTGTTTTTTTGATCTTCCCAATAGTTAGTAAAATCTTTAGATCTAAATGGAGCATTGCAATAAAAACCTTGCGTATTAAAAGTATTTGCCTCATCATTAAACTTATAAGCTATTTTAGTAAACCCATATTCTCCAGGTTCTTTAAAAATACTTAATATATAACTTATAAATGATTCTTCTGTTACAAAATCAGTTGTTGTCCATTCTCCACTAGTATATGTAGGAATGGTTTTATACATCCGCTACTTCAACTAAAATTGCAAAAACATCTCCTTCTTGAATAAGTAAATGTTCCTCTTCATCATGTGTCATTGACGTAGGTAAACAATGTTCTGTGTATTGAACTACATCACCAATTTTAATTTCTTCTACAGACCTTCCTTTTCCAATTACAGTACCTATACATTCTCTTTTTATTGCCATTTCAGGTAAAATAAAACCTGATTTAGTCATTGTCTCTGCTTTCTTTTGTTTGATCAAAAGTTTCTTTCCTACTGGTATTACTTGTTGTGCCATCGTTGTTAGTTTTTTTTGTATTATTAAATTCTGGTTCATCCCAATAGCAGAAATGCCATTCGGTTTCTTTTTTGTTATTTATCATATTTGATCATAAGCTAATCCTGCTCCACCACGTACTGAACTCTCTTGTTCATTTTTCATATCAGTAAATGCTCCTTTATAAGATTGTCTAATCTGTTCAAATTTAGCAGCAGCATTAATCATAGAGTTCATATTACCGTCTCTACCGTGTTCAATAGGGGTTACCTCCATATACTTAGCTAATCTGTCTAACATAGCTTTAATACCTACGTAAGCCCTAAAGGTAGGTGTTTCATACATTTGCTTACACATATCTACAGCATATCTTATTTTACCATCTTCCGGCGATTCTTCAAGTCCTATCTCTTCTATAATTATATCTTCTTTCTCATGTTCAGGAAGATTAAAGAATGGATTTAAATCTGGATCTGGACAACTTAAATAAAATATATACTGATATACCTGCATGTAAGTATCAGGATAAGTATCCATTATTTTTTTAAGAAACGGTAAAGCATAGCAATGTTCAGAAGGTATAACTTTATTATTTTGTATATCAAATAATCTTACTATCATATGGTTGTGTTTTTATAATGCATCAATATAAGCTTTTACCGTAGCATAGCTATCAGTAACATATATAGGCATAAAATTTCCATTAACATATATCATTCTTACATTTATAATGCTGCCATCTTGTTGATATACTGGTCCAACAGCATCTAAGGAAAGAGGGTTTATTGCAATAAAAGATTCTGAACCCTGTACTATAAATAATGTAGGAGGGGATGTTGCAGGAGTTGTTGATGTTAAATAAACTTGTGTTAATTGTATTGATGCCATTAATTTTTATCTTTTAACCACATCATTAATGAAGATACTTCATCTTTTAAATATGGCAGTTCATATATTTTTACTTCTTCTAAGACCGGCTCACCATTCTCTACTTTTGTGATTGGATAACCATTACTATCTTCCCCTACTTTAACAAATTTAACATGTTGAATTGTTAACTTTCCTATCTTTAATTTAGGGTTGTGCTTTTTAATAATATACGCATAAATACTCAATTGTAAGTTATAATGCTTAAGATTACAATCATCTAAATGGTTTACAGGCTTGTATAATTTTTTAGTTATACCTTCCCAATTAGTAAACCCTTTATCTTTTATTTCTTTGTTTGTTTTGTAATCATGTATATTAATATACCCATCTACCACTTCAACTAAATCTGCTTGCCCACATAAAGACATTGATTTTAAATAAACCATATGTTCAGGATATACTCCTTCTTTAAGTTTTTGTTCTGGTGCTAATTTGATACCTTCTTTAGTTATTAAAGGTTTTATAATAGGTACTTCAACACCATTACGTTCAATAGTTTTAAAGTCTAGCATGTCTGCTTCTCTTTGGTTGTGATACCAATTTCCTAATTTAATAGCTCTTTCAGTTTCATTATCCCAAGCAGTAAGTATTTCTTTTTGCGTCATACCATGCCACTTAGATCTTTTGTTTTTAGAAGATTTTTTAGCTTGACCTTCTCTATCAAATTTAGGTTTAAACATTCCAATAAAGGATGTTACACTTGTCCAGTTTATTTTGTCTTTGTCATTACTTTCATACAAATGACCTTCTTCTTTAAATGTTATAGCCATAATTTTATTTCTATGTTGTTGTTATTGTATAATCAAACGCAGGAATGGAAAAAGAATTTATTATTGTACTAGCTTTTTCAGTTAATAAAGTAACTGCTTCTTCAGCGGTTATTTGACCTTCAGCTAATAATTCTCCTACTATTTCTTCTTTAGTTAATTTTTCCATTTTCTATTTGTTTAATTAATAATTCTTCTGTTTCTTCAGGCATAAGTGAATTCCAATATCCTTTAGGACATTCACTAGATAATGATCTTACTTTAAAAGCTAAACTACATCCGCAGTCAGAGCAACAAGGCTGAGTACCAGGGGCTAAGCAATCCGTTCCTTTTGCATCAAACAATGAACATTTAATACATACTTGAAATCTACTTGTAGCCACTGCTTCAACATGTTCTTTTTTAAACAGATTGTTTTTAATTCCTTCTGTAATTTTGTCAATGTTTTTAAAAGCATCAGTATATTTTTTCCAGGGCTTACTCATTCTTCTTACTTTTAAATTCTTCTTTTCTTAATTTAGCTTCCTCAAGTTTGTTAAGTGCATCAGACATTTCTTTTATATCTTTAATTATGTTTTCACTTTTTGCATAACCGTTATATGTCCTTTTAGCAATGTTACCTAACATGCTTTTGTTTTTCTTTATTGCTGTTTCAAGTTTACCTTTTCTTATTTCAAAAGTTCCTAAACCATCTACATTTATTCTAGGATAAGCAAGTTTAGATAATTTCTTTCTTAGTTTACTATAATAGAAACTTATAAAATCATCTACTACTTGTTGATGAACTCCTACTTCCTCAGCAATACCGTTTGTAAAATCTTTATGTTTCTTAGGATTCACTTCCTAAAATTTTATAGTCTAATAATACTAATCCATTAGATTGAACATTAATATCTTTATTTAAGTCTATGGTTTTTTTATTATTACCATTTTTCTTAATCAATCCTTTTTTCTCAGCTTTTGAAATTGCATTTCTAGCTGATTGAGCACTTTTAAAAATATTTAATTCAGTTAATAAAATACAAAATTTAGATATTTCTATTTTAGGGTTTTTAGCAAGTACAGCTAAGAAATCTAAATCAGAATTACTTATTAATGTTTTTGTAAAAAAACAATAAGTTAATATCTGATATTTTATTGAATCATTTATTTCCACTTTTAATTTAAAATCTACTTTGTTTACTATTGCCATATCTATAAGCTTAATATCATATCAACTAAGTTAGGGTCTGGATAACAATCAGATTTACCTCTTCTAACATTAGTATGTGTTAATAATCCTTTAACTTCTCCTAAGCAAGCACTAATTTGAAATCCAAATCCTTTTGTTGGACCATAAACTTGTATATATTTTTTAAGACCTACTCTAATATCAATCTCATCTCTTTCACCAACATAGCGTATCCACTTTTCAGTTGCTTTTATTTGCTCATCAGAATACTTGTGATAATTTAAATAACCTCTAAATGGTTCTTTTAGTTCTATTACTTGTTCTGGTTGACAGCGAGATCCCAAATAAGTTTTTAAATCTTCATCTAAATAACCCATAGAACAAATCTCTAAACCTACCGAATGTCTATTCATCCAACCGGATTGAGTTCTACCTAAATGGAATGCTTGACCTCCTTCAGGAAACGCTTGCACCATAACACCATTAAATTCATCATCACCGTTTCTATGGTTGATTCCACCTAAAACAAATTCAGTAGCTATCCTACCTCTTTTATCTCTACCCCAATGATCAATACATCTGTAAGGATTAGCATTACCTGCAGTGTGATGTAAAAAAATATATTCGTTTTTGATTGGACCTTTTATATATTCACCTTCTGGTAAATAATGCTTATGAATTAATTGATCATAATTAGTTGTAAAGTAGTTTGTAGATATATCAGTATCTTCATCTATACCTAAGTCTTCACTATATGGTTTGTTAAATAATAATACCCACATATCACTATCAACCATTCCTGTTACAGATAATCCATTTGATAGTTGGTATTTAATAACAGCTTTTTCTGTTAGTGGACCGAAGTGACCATCTGCTTCAATATTTAATTTATCTTGCAGATGTCTTACATTAACTTTCTTATCTCCTTTTTTGAGTAGCATAATATTGAGTTTAAGTTAATCAATATTCTTTGCTGCATTCTCCATAGCTTCTTTAAAAGCTTTTGCTTCTTCAGAGTCTGATGCTACGCCACCTTCTTTTTGGTCAGCATATTGCTGGGACATAAACATCTGAGCTTGCATACGTTCTGCTCTAGCTTTTTCTATATCAGCTAATAGCGTTTCATATTCAGCTTGAATTTTTAAATGCTGGATGTTGTCTTTGTAAAAAGCAGTGATTTCTTCTCTCCTAGCGTTAAGTTCTTCTTTGCTAAGATTTGGTTCCTTATCTTCTAAGTTGGTTTTTAACATTGTATAGTTTTTTAGTTAAACGTTATACAAATATATATAAATAGTTTAACTAAAAAAAGTTTAATGCCAATTTTTATTTTTTTGATTTAGCGCCAGAGCATTTCCAACGTTTACGAGATAAGTTATTCGGTGTGTTAGGATCATTTCTTTTTTTCTTAGACACTCTTTTTTTGATGCCCAAACTCCTAGCACAGTAGCTATCACCTTTGGAGGTGCCAGGTTTTACCCGTGGCCCTCCTCCTTTAGCTTTGCCTGCCTGACCGTAACTAACTTTTTTACCGCTAGCTGTTACTTTGACTTTTGCTTTTCCCTTTCTAGGTGTTGCCATTATAGTGCAGTATATACAGGTGCTCCCGCATCATCTATTGTTTGTTTGAATCTTGTACCATTTGGTGAAGTAAAGATTACTCCTTCAGATGCTGTTGTAAGATCAATTGCTCCGCTAACGGATCCTCCTGTAAGAGGTAAAAAATTTAAACCTGCATTAGTAAAAGTTTTAATAC